TGTCGGTCTTGTAACCATAGTCAAGTAATTCATCAGCCTTTCTGATTGCTGTCGTGCCGGAGATTGTTGCTGTGCCTTTTGCAGCGGGTCCGGCTACCACCAAGAGGATACTGTCGAAACTCACATCACTTGAACCCGGACTTGAAATCTCGACATCGCACTTGATGATGTCATCTAATGGATTGTTCTTCATTATGCTTTACCTCCTTCATAGGTTTCTTCTGAAATTTCTACTTCCTCGATGACACCCGATGTTGCATCTGCCATCTCAGCAGAGCCGCCTCCGGATGCGTTTGGAGCATCCATGCCACCAATTCCGTAACGACCATTTGCTTCTTGAGAAAAAGAAACCGTTGCCTCAGCCATTGCTCGGTAACGGTACTTACTGTCATTCTGCAAATTTGTCAAATCCCTCACAGGCGGTTCGAGGGATATATCCATGCCTTGTGCCGCCAGTCTGTCCACAATCTCCTCAGAGTCGAGGTAATTGAAGAAATCCTGCAAATCGCTTGCGGCTGTGTTGGCATAGTTTCCGGTAACATTCTCTGCCACCGTAACCGCCTTGCCTTTGGTGTACAGGTTTATCTCGAGCAATGTGCTACACGGATAAAACCTGTTTCCGTCATCATCTACCACCGGAA